CATTAACAGGAAACTCCCCCAGCTTTAACTGCGGATGGTCTCCATCCCAACACTCAGGGCACGATTTAATGTTTGTATCGCGTCCCTTCTTGTAAACATTACGTAGCTCACGCAGTTTGTACGTAAAACCACATACATCACATACGCCGAGTGCTTTCTGACTTGACGCAAATCGATTGCCCATATCAGATCCTCATAGCGCGAGGAACAAAACGAGCTGGTGTTTTTTCCCTATCTTCCCCCGCCGCTAAAGCAAATTGCTCTTCGTATGCTTGTTTGAGCATAGGCAAGCGTTCAGCAAGCTCTGGCACTTTCATAGCGATGTGGTACGCAAGACCTGCGACAAGACATGGGAAAAAACGGAAGTTCATGTCCGCAGTCTCAGCACCTGCACCGGCATCTTGAATGCGGCGAAGTCTCCAGTAACGGAATGTATAGTCATCTGAATCTGGAACAGGCCACACATTAATCTTGGGGTTATCACGTAGTCGCTCAATCCACACTTGAATAGGCCTACCACGCGATAACTTGTTTGGGATAGATGCGTATGTACTTACGCTAATACGACTTATCGTAAGGTCAGATTGTGTCGATTGGTTACCTGCACCTGTACGAATTACCTGCTCAAGAAGGTCAATGGTATCTGCTGGCAGATCGTACTCAGACGTGCCAGTCGTAAGGCTGATAGTGCCTTCGTCAATCGTCCACAGGTTGATCCCACGGTTCTGCCACTCAATGGTCATCAGGTTCATGGACCGACGTGCAGTACGCAAATCGTATCCAGAGCGCATTTCACGGCCAGCACGCTCCCACGCTTCTTCAGCGATCTCCGTGAAGTCCATGTTAAATGCGGTAGTACCTGACGTTGCCATTACTTTTTACTCGCAGATTTCTTCTTGGCTGGAGCTTTTTTCTTAGCTACAGGCTTCTTTTCAACGGGTTTTTTAACGCCCATTGCTTCTAGTTTAGCCTCTGCTTGCTCTTTAGTCATCAAGTCAAATACAACTGTGACATACGTACCGTCTGCGTTTTTAGTGCCTATCTGATAGACCGGCTCTCCCGTAGAAAACTTTCCGTTTTGAAACACTTCCATTGTTTCTCTCCTTACGTATACAACGTCTTTTTACGTCTGTTATTCATAACAGCACCGCAACCACGAGCTATGGAACGCTTACCACGAGCAAGTCCACCCTCGCGAAACTTTACTTCCGCTTGTTTGGTGTTCTTGACCACAGTCTTACCTTTCTTGCCTTCCCGCTTCTTCTTTTTAGCTGTCGAAGAACGTTCAGACTTAGATAGGCTTTGGGCCTTACTTCTAGGCAAACATCGATCAGGGTTCTTTTTGTCTTTAGAAGTGCCGCACTCGCCTTTGATTTCGCCATCAGTACCGATGCGAACCCACTCTTGATCTCGCCACTTCTTCAACTCACCCATTACTTCTTCGCCTTTTTGCCTTTAGCACCCTTAGCATAATTAGGGTCTTTGCAGTATTTAGACGCCGCCATGTTTGCATAAGCAGACGGGTACGTATCAAAGGTGCGCTTCGCCCACGCCTTACCCTTGGCACATATTTTCCCGCCTGACTTATAGTAACGTCGCATGTTATCGCATCTTACAAGGACGTACGCCTTTACGTGCAAGACCTGCGCCACGAACCTTGCCGCCCTTGGCATAGCCTTTCTTTGTCATACCACCTTTCTTCATAGCCTTACGAGGTGCCGCTGGACCAGTGCCTGTAACAGCATCCATAGCATCGCTACGCTTCTTTTTAGCTTTTTTGGCCTTACCTTTTTTATCAAGCACGCCCCGCCCAATCAGGACATCTTCCTGAGTGACTTCGCCATCGCCGCTTAAATCAGGCATTTTGCCGCCGCGCTTATAACCTTTCTTCATCATCTTCATTTTCATCTCCCTCCGCATAGAGATTGTCAAAAACTTGGTTTACATCTAACGTGTAGTCTAGGTCAGACTTACTGTAATGGATATGCTGAGAAGGCATAAAGTCTGGAGCGCCTTCTCCTAATTCAAACTGTGCTGGGCGTGTGACGCGAACACGGTTATTTGGCAACGCCACTATGTTCCCTGTCCATTTCCCTGCGTCTAACAACTCAAGCACGTGCGCTTGCTTGTGTTGTGCTGGGTCATCCGCGATATCGGACTCCGTATAGTCCACCGTAAAGTAATACTTGGCTGGGTAGAACTTACCGTCAATCTTTGCCATCCACGGGCAAGGAGTACAGCTATCTAGCACATAAACACTGTGCGTATGTGACGGACAGTCCCACGGTTGAGCCGCCCAAACCGGCATAGGTTCAGGCCACTCTTGAAATGGTGTGTCCCCTACAAGCGCTGTAATCGGCATACGTGCCCACATAGCACCGCCGTGAACGTTAGGCTCATCCGTATCGTCTGTTTCACAGCCAGTAAAAATGACCTGAAACGAAAGACAACGCTTAGGTATGGTGGTCACGGCGATTACCATAGCGTGTAAAAACTCACCATGATACGCCGTGTGGTTGTGCGTATATTCCCTACGAACCCAACATTTAAAGTACGGTATGTTTGACTGTAGGAACGCCATTAGCAGTTCCACTTCCGCAAACTTTTGTTAATGCGGCTGTTAGGGTCATTCGCTGTCTTCGCGCTAGTATTGCGCTTCTTCATACCCTTCATGCGGGCACAGAAAGACTTACGCCGTTTAGCGGCCTTAGAACCTTTCTTTAGCTTGCTAGGCTTAGTCGTTACAGCAGTCTTCAGCTTACTGCCGGGGTTCTCCCGGCGGTAGCTTTCAACCCCTTTCTTGTTAAGCCCGCCTGACTCGCTCTTACCTTCCTTGCGCGTCCACGCAGGGCTTTTCTTAACCGAGCCGCCTTTCTTGTAGTAAGCCCGCATAGTATTTACCCATAGAACACTGTCATAGCAGTAATGTTAGTGAACGCACTTACATACACATCTGACTGGCACCGTATACCGTCATCAGGAATGTTGACGGAGTGGGAATCAGAAGCAACGAAGTCTAGGTCTAATACAGTGCTTCCACCATTACCATCAGTGATAGTAAGGCGGGGGCTTCCTGTAGTGCTCAAAACTTGCACTTGGCGAATACGCGCGGGGCCAACACCTAAAGATCCTACACCCGTGACGCGTTTGGACTGAACATCTGATCTAGGCATTGTTCACTCCTTATCCAGCGGATACAGTCAGAACACCTGAGTCGCTATACAGTTGACCTGCAACAGATGGATCAGACGTTGGAAGGTCTTTGAAGATGATGACGCTATTAGTACCGTCGTGAGTAATTGAGATGTTCTCAGTTACTGTACCAGTGCTAGCGGCTTTAGTGATGTCCTTGAAGCCATTCTCCGAACGGACTGGACCTTGGAAAGTAGTATTAGCCATGTGAATCTCCTGTCTCGGCTAGTGTCAGCCACGGAATGCGACTGTCAGGGATTCATTTTTTATAACACACAAAAAGAAAGGGGGCAACGAATGCCCCCCTCTAATCATTAAGCTCCGGGCGAACCGAAAATGCCTAATGGGTCTGACACGCCGAACGAGTAACGCTCACGAGCCTTGTAGCGGCTGTTGCCAGTATCAAAGTCAGCATCCATAGATGTAGACATTGGGGTACGGACAAAGTGCTTGAGGCCGTTAGGAACGTCAGTCATCAAGAACCAAGCGTCAGTATCAGTCAGGTAATGGTTAACAGTGTAACCCTCTGGGATAGAACCGTTATTGCGAATCGCATTAAGGTCGTTATCCGCAGTACCCACGCGACCTTCTGTTTCGAGCAAACGAGTTGCAACGAACTGAAGAGCGGGTGGAATTACCAGCTTCTTAGGCTTGGCGGCGATGAGAAGACCACGCTCGTCTGTCCAACCAGCGATCTGAATAACGGCGGCTTCCAAAGAAGTCTCGTTAAGATCAGCCGCAACAGTTGGCTCATTCGAGTTGCTACCACCGCTAACCAGTGGGTGATCGGTAGTGCAAAGTGCCTTACCGTCGCCGTAGGTCACACCAGTGTCAAACGCACTATTCAAGATAGTAGCGGCCTTGACCTGCTTGGTGTACGCCATAGCACGTGCGAGAGCCTTCGTATAACGAGCAGACAAAGAGTCATACAAGTTATCTTCGATAGCTTCCTCAGTGATTGAGAAGCCCATCGCGATGGTCTCGTGTGTATAGCGAGCAGTCCACGCTTCCTGAGCATTGTCATACTCAATTGCGGCACCTTCGTTTTTAACAGGTGCGGCTGAGAAGCCTGAGAGCTTGGTCTCTTCCTCAAACGAGCGATCTGAGGTTTCGGTTTCAAAGATTTCGGCGTGCTCTTCGCCGTATTTTGCGTACTCCATTCCAAACAGAGCGTTCAGTCCGGGAAGGAGTTCCTTAAGTAGCTGGGCGCGTGAAATAGCCATTGCTTAAATCTCCTTATACGCCAGTCGTGTTGTCGTACTGGTGACCTGCGTTCCACTTAACGTAAGCCTCAGTAAAACCACCCGAGCTGTTTTTAGTTTCCTCAACCAAGCCGACGATGCGGAAAGGAAGAGTGTTAGTAGTAGCGCTGGTGTGAGAAATCGCGCAACGAGAGTTGCCTGAAGTCGAATCACCAGTGTTATCTACGCCTGCGACGTTAGCACCGATGTCAGTCTGTGCAAGGTCACCGATAGTAGTACCCGAAGATACAACAGCGGCCTTAAACAAAACGTCAGTCGCATCGACAACATATGCTTCGATGTCAGATGCAACAGTGCTAGCGGGGTATGACTGACGGAACACCTTGTAACCTAGGTTAGGATCGGTGTAGGTACAGCCAAGGAAAACACCCACGGGTGTCATAGCGGCATCGAACGTATCACGCTCGACAGTGCCTCCGGTAACGAGCTTCACAGCATCCCCATAGAAAATAGCTGTTGCATAGCCACTTGCAATTTTGAAGTGACGAGTAACACCTACGAAAGGAGAGCCGCTCAACAGTTTTACCGGAACAAGTCCATAAGGACCACTTACAGTAGGATAAGCCATTTTAAGCTCCTAAATTAAGTTCCGTTACCAAAAGTGACCTTCGTTTTTCTCTCATGGAAGAGAGGCATACGAGGATCGTTCTCTCGCATGAGGTTGTTGTCTACAGATTCCATCTGCGAACGTGTCTGCTGTTTGTAGTAGTCAGTACGTTCTTCGATGAGTTCGACTGGAGCTTTGCACAGTAACAAACCACCAATCACAACGTTGTCTTTGAACCTATCGTTCTCAATGGTGACCAACGTAATTTCTGGATGATCTGAAGCCTTTACGGGCTCCCAACCTTCACGCAGTTTGGAAGAAACATTTGTGGCGTCAGTCGTACCTTGCGAACTGACTCTTATCCAGCGGAATTCATAACCCGGCTCGGGATTAGGTGAGGGTAGTACCTCGGGGCGCGTCCAAGCCTTTTTGCGGGTCGTCTTTTCACGAGATTTAAGCTCTCGGTCTATACGATTCTCAGCCATCATTGTTTCCTCATATCTAATGCAACCTGTTTGGCGTACTGTTCTGGGGTAAGACCCAAGCGTTTTGCCAACGTTAACTGTGTTTGCGTAAGCCTAATTTTCTTAGGCGCTGTGCTCCGCGTAGCGGGGGCAACCACATTGTTGGATCTTCGTCTTACCTCCGGTTCATCCTCGAAGTTCTCGGGGAATACCTCTCGCATACGAGTATTAATTCGCTCGTAGTAATCGTCAGTTTGAGGGTCTACACCCTCTTTGACAAGCCTATTATGCAACCCTAAGGCGAAACTTGTCATTTCTTCATCTTCATTAAACCACGGATTCTCTTTTTGCCAAGTCCGTGTCTTTTCGTCAATTTGAACAGGCTGTGGAGCAGATTCCTGTTCAGGGCTATCAACGGGTAGCGTATACTCTTCTTGAGGCAGTTTAAACTCTTCGAGCTTATCAGCCTTGATCTTTGCTGTTGACAACCTATCCTGCGCCGCCAAAACCTTGTCAGAATCACCCGCATCGTACGCACGTTTGTAAGCGCGTTTCGCGGCGTTGATCTCAGCTTCAGCCGACTTCTTAGCATTCTCAAGCAGGGCAGTCTGGCTCTTGTACTCGCTATCCTTGAGCTTCTTGTTCTCTTCAACAAGACGTTGAGACAGGCGTTCTAGCTCTTCACGCTCTCTAAGCGCCTTCTCTTTCTCTCGACGCTCATCATGATATCCCTTACTAAAGTGCTGAATACGTCGTCGAACTTTCTCGGAGTAATCCGCCAGTTCTTCTTCCGTAACATCTTCTGGGGGGTCTGAAGGCTTACGATTGCGATCGGCTTTTGGCGTATCGTCAACCACCTCAATCTCAAGTCCGTCATCAGAAGAATCCACCTCGCTTGGAGCCGGTGCTTCAGGTTTTTTAGCTTTAGTGTCAATGGTCTCTGCACTTGAACCCTCGACCTCGATAGTTAAATTTTTCTCGTTTCCGTCGTCATCATGAGGAAACTCGAACTCTACTTTCTGAAAAGGCATTGTCTATCTCCTATACTGCCATGATCCCACGGGGATCGGGAATTACAGCTTCAATAGAGTCGTCGTTCATCAAACGAAACTCTTTACCATTAACCTTGAACCGTGTGCCTGTGTTCATACGAAACATCACGTAGTCACCTTCTTTACACCACGGACCCTCAGGAAAACGCTCTTTATCAGCGTACGCCCCATCGCCCATCTCCAGAACTACACCCATGATTGACATGATGTACTCCTTTCGCATGGCGTCAGAGGTTTTGATTAGAGCGCTACCATCGTAAGACTCTTCAATATCAGGAAGAGCTACTAGCAGACGGTAGCCTACGGGTTTTGGGAGCTGTTTATCCCAGTCAGTATCGGAAACTTCTTCGCTAGCAGAGTGCAATCGTTCTGCTTGTGCGTTGATTTTTTCTTCCAGTGCATCAGGCAATTTTAGCGGCTGAGTGTTAGTCATCATCATTGTCCATAAAGTTACGCGAGAGGTCTTCTATGATTAATTTTGCGGACTCCAGACCCCGAATAAGTCCAACAACTTCTCTGTAGCTGGCGTAATCTTGTGGGACACCCCCCGCTACAAAAGTATGTGCAGACGAGACTTGCTCGTCGATTTTATCTGTAAGCACGTCAAAGACGGTTTTAGGCATTACTCACCTCATTTTGGTTGATCCGATAATTTCGCTAGTTCAAGATCGAGTTTCGCGGCGTCTTGTTGCGCGTCCATCTGAAGTTCTTGTCGATCCAGTTTGAGCTTCTCTGCGTCTAGCATGGCGTCCATCTGATCTTTCTGCGCTTTGCGTTGCAGTTCAGCTTGCTTAAGCTGAGTATCCTGCTGATCTTTAGCGGCCTTACGCTGGACTTCCTGTGCTCTAAGTTGCAACTCAGCTTGCTTCTGTTGCATGACAGGATCTTTCGCCTGTTGTTGAGCTTGCTGTGCGGCGGCTTTCTGCTTGTTACCTTGCATAAGCTGTGCACCTGCCTCGGCTACGAGGCGCGACAGATCCACCTCGATCTGCTCTGGTAGCTCTTCTCCGGGCGGTGGAAGCGGTGCTCCCAACTTCTCTTCGATATCTTGGCGATATTGGAACCCAAGGTGTTCTGCAATGTGCGCCTGTAAAGACGCCATGATTCGCTTTGCTTGTGGGTTTTGACCGATCATAGCCGCAATCGAGGGATCCTGCATAAAGGATGTGTGCGCCGCGATGTGTGCTTTGTGGTCTTGGTAGATAAACGCACGTAGGGGTTTGCCCGTTAGTGCGTCCATGTTTTCGCTGACCGGATCGGTCGGTTTTGCGTCGTCCTTTGTGGGGACCAGCTTGTCGGCGTTTTTGACGCCTAGTACCTCAATCATCTGCCTGTGTAGCTGTGGCAGATCGTAGATCTGAGGCGCGGCTTGTGCCATCTGCAATACCGCTTGGTACTGTACGACTCGCTGGGCCATAGTGGATGAGTTCGGGTCGCTGACGGGGATCACGTCCACCATCGCATAGTCCATCTGACGTGCGCTCACCTCGCCACGGATCGGCTCGTAGCCGTACTCCTGCGGGGCGTACTCCGCCATGATCTCCTTGAGCATCTTGAACTCTTGCTTCATGGCATAGTGGACACGTGCCTGTACTGCCGCCATTGGTTTAAGAGTTCGCTCTAGGAGCGCGAG